CTTGGCAAGAATGCAAAGAGCAAAGGAAGTTGAGGCAACCCAAAAGCTCTTTAAATTTACAGCCGAAATTGCTTCTCTTGTTCCAGACTCTCAGGCAATGGACAACCTTGACGTCGACGCTGGGGTGAGATTTGAAGGCGAAGCAGTTGGAGCTCCATCAAAAGTCATGCGTTCCGAGGAAGAAGTCAAGGCGATTCGGGAAGCAAGGGCGAAACGATTGGCTGCCGAAAAACAAAAACAAGACCTTGAAAGATTGGCCGGTGGAATAGGGCAGGTCACGCCCGCAATTAAAGCCATTGGCGAATTAGGGAAAGGTGAAGAAGGTGCAACAAAAACAGTTCCTTAATCGAGAACAGATAGATCGTATCCATGACTACGCATCAATATTCAATACCGATGCTGGAAAACGAGTTCTTGAAGATTTGGACTTATCTTTTTGTGGCGATTGCCACGTTAAGGGAGATGCTTACCACACGCATGTAAGGATTGGCGAGAACAACGTGGTTTTGAAAATAAAACAGATGCTACGAATGGCCGAAATGGAATTAGAGGAAGAAAAAGAAGAATAGGAGGTAATTTTTATGGCAGACGAAGGAGCACAGACAACGGGAAGTCGGGCCGGAGATACGGCCGGATCCGTTTTTACAAGGACCGCTCCGGTCGCAACCACTCCAGACTTCGGTAAGGTAAGAGAAGGCCTGGGAGAATTAGGCAAAGACAAGGCATTTGAGCCGATCAAGGATTTCCAGGGATGGGCCAAGAGTTTCATTGATTCTCAGAAGTTGCTCGGAAAGCCGATAAGACTTCCCGAGAAGGAAAAAAAGGAGGAAAGGAAAAAAGCGATTGATGGGTTTATGAACCATCTCAGAACGGAAGGGGACATCGAGGCAATACCGGAAGCACCAGAGAAATATGAAATTAAATTGCCCCAGGAAGAAGGATTTAAACCCAACGAACCCCTTTTGAACTCATTTAAGCAGTTTGCCCACAAAACCCAAATGCCCCCATCAATGGCACAGGCAGCCTTTGATTGGTATCTGAATTTTCAGGCTGAAGCCGATGCGTTAGAACAGGAAAAGTTTCAGGAAGTCAGGACCAATCTGAAAAAGGAATGGGCCGGTCTCTATGTCCGGCACATGGAAGCCGCAAGAAGAGCTGGGGGTAAATATCTTGGTCCAGATGCGGATCAACTCTTTTCGCAAATTCCCCCCGAGATTGGCGTGAGATTTGTCAAGGCATTTGCGGAGATAGGCGATCCCCTGATTGAAGACGCATTGATAAGCGGTGAACTTGTTGGGATCCCACAGGTTGATGAAGTTAGAAAGAAGATAGTGACAATGATGACCGACAAGGATCATCCCCTGAACGATGTAAGCAAAGCCGGACACAAGGAAGCCGTAGAAGAATTAACCAAACTTAACGAGCAACTTACCAAACTCGGAGGAAAGATATAAACGGAGGTTTTTATGCCAATGATGACGGAAGCAATCGACCGTGAGGACTGGGAATTAATTGATCAGGGAAAACCCCCAAGGAAGAAAGTCAAACCGATTATTCCCGAACCAAAGTTCCCGAAAATTGATGACCATCTCAAATTTAACGACATTCTACCGGATCAATTCGAAAGTCTTGTGAGTGCGAAACGCAGAAGCATCAGAAACGAAGACAGGGTTGTTTTCAATGGATATGACGTAATCATAAAACTGAAAAGGAAAGCCGGAAGACCCTCGGAAAAAGAAAAGGCCCTGCAGACAGATGCAAAAGACAAACTGATTTCTGGCTGGATGGTCGAGGGAGATTTTTTAAAGTTTTTTTACCATTTCAGAGAAAAAATTGATCTTGATACGATCAGTTGGTGATTTTTAAAAGTACTGGGTAGCTCGAAAGAGTCCAGTTGGCAGTAGGGAAGACTACCGTAGGGTCCGCGAAGGGCAAGGGGAATCCGTAAGGTCGGGTAGTTCTCCGAATTCGAACGCTACAAGTGTTCAAATTTAAAGGAGGACTACAATGGCTGAAACAATTGAAACCCCACGGGTTAATCAATACCAGAACACGATGAGGATTCTTTGTCAGCAAAAGGATTCTCGCCTTGAAGGAACAACGATCCCACCCGTAAAAATCGAAGGCGAATACCTTTACTGGGAAAGAATCGGCGCAACAGAGGCGGTTGATTTAGAAGTCCGCCACGGTGATACCCCAAATATCGAAGTCGATCACAGCAGACGCAGATCGACGGCAGCCCCAAAGGTCTGGGCAACCCTACTTGACAGAGCCGATGCTGCAAGAATGTTGGTCGATCCCAAAGGACCTTATCAACAGACCGCCAAGATGGCAATGAACCGGGCCAAGGACCGAATCATCATTGCAGCCCTTGGTGGATCCGCATGGGCAGGGAAAACCGGAACTACGGAAGTCGTTTTACCCGCTTCACAAAAAATTGCTCACAGCAACGTTGGACTTACGCTTGGGAAAATCTTGCTGGCAAGCGAGATGCTGGAAACAGCCGATGTGGATCCGGAGATTGAAAGATTTATCATTGCCTCTGCCCAGCAGAAAACAAATCTCTTGACCACGACCGAAGTGAAATCTACCGATTACAACAGCGTGAAGGCCCTTACTGATGGGAAAATCAATCAATTTATGGGTTTCACTTTCAAGTGGTTGAACCTGCTCACCAAAACACTGACGACCCGTTACTGTTATGCCTATACAAAAGAGGCAATCGGGTTTGGAACGGTTGAGGAAATCACGGTTCGATTGTCTGAGAGGGTTGATAAGAACTACGCATGGCAACCCTATGTCAGTATGGATATGGGAGCAAGCCGGATCGAAGAAGTGCAGGTTATAGAAATCGCCTGTACAGAAACTTGAGAGGAGGTAGAGAAACCATGAGCTTCAAACTACCGATTCCTGATGGCAGCAAGGCCAAAAACATTATTTATGTTGCGGCTGACAATCAAATGACCGATGAGAAGCCTACATTGATCGCAGACGGTACTGGTTCAACCGGTACTCTTTTGAAAGTAGGCGGGACCGGAAGACCAGCAACAACGGCACAATACGGGTGGCTCTCCATCGGTTACGATGCGGACGGGAATGAGCTTTTTATTCCTGCATGGAAGTAGAGTCTGGGGCGGCCTACGGTGCGACCGTAGGCCAAATTTATAACCCTTCGGGTAATCCCCTAAGTAATTGAGGGGAACCCCGAAGCCTAAGTTCTCCGGGTGAGATTGAGAACAAAAGGAGAAAAGTCATGAGAGAGTTCAATTGTGATGGAATCATTGTTGGGAGACCGTATCAGACGGTACACGAACAGAGTCTAACCCAAAAGTTTCCAATCGGCACGATCTATGAGGCTTTTGGTAAAAGGTGGAGATATTGCAGGGCTGTTGCCAATATTACGCCAGCCCGCAGAGGTTGTCCTACTCTGATTTACAACCCTTGGCTCGATAGCGTGACGGTTAGTGGACCGCAATTTGGTGCTGATGCGACTACTGCTACTGGAGTTTTGGGAAACAATGAACTGATTTTGTCATTTGCGGCAGCTTGTGATGTGGCAAGGGCGGTTGACATTTTACAGGATGGTATCATCACCCTGTTTGATGCTGGCGGAATATTGATCTATCAGTATCGGATCATAGGGAATGATGCCAGCTATCAAGCGACCCTTCCAGATGACCGAATCAAGGTCTATGTGGACCCGCCATTAGTGGCAAACATGACGGCAGTTCCTTGTGATGGAATGCCAAGCCCGTATATGTTTTGTGCTGACGGAGAAAGTGTTGGGGCTCAGGCAAGCGTAGTCTGCGTTCCAGAAATTCCAGTTGATTCTGGTTCTTTCTTCTGGGGCCAGACCAGGGGACCAGCATGGGTCACACCCAGTCCTGGATGGAATACGGCAGCCACAAGAGAAGCCGAATGGCACACCAATGGATGTATTAAGGCTGCGGCTGGTGTTGCATTACAGCGGGCCGGTTATCTCCTTGCACAGAATGCCAATGCCGATGATGCACACATTATGCTGATGCTGGAATAAACTTTAGAGGGGAGGCTTCGGCCTCCCCTTTTTAGAAAAGGTTTAAAATGCCTATTATTTTGGATGAAGACGGAGAAGCATTGCTCGATGAGGATGGAGTATATCTACTGGACGAAGAGGAACTTTCAGAAGATTTTGGTTTAGGGTTTACTATCACATTCAAGGGTAGAAGGAGATAACGTTGGGTAAAGTTAGACTCTATCCTGAGATCGAAAATCCTGCGGATACAGATGTTTTATACATCGTGGTTAATCCAGACTCATCCCCTCAATCGAGAACCGTGCGATTTTCAAAAGCAAAAGGACAAAAAGGAGATAAGGGCGACACGGGAGATGTGGGTCCTCAAGGATTGAAGGGAGATACTGGAGATCAAGGACCGCAAGGTTATCCTGGAGAGGCAGGAGCAAAAGGCGATACAGGAGATCAGGGCATCCAAGGGATTCAGGGAATACAAGGTATTCAGGGGATTCAAGGTGATGGAGGACCACAGGGAATACCCGGTGTTTCTAATTATTGTATTAACGTCCAGGCATTAACATCAAGTCCTACGGATGGTCAAACGGTTTATTTTGGGATGTTACCCAAGGCGCCAACCACCACCGCGAATATCAGTAAAATTTATATTCGCAAGGCAGGAACGATCAAGATTGCCGAGATTTATTGTTACTCTGGAACACCCGGAACGGCGGAGGCGTGGTCACTATATATTAGAAAAAATAATGCAACCGACACGCTCATTGCCACGCTTTCAGTATCTGCATCCGAAAGGGTTTTCAGCAATACCGGATTAAGTATTGCGGTTGCGGTTGGAGACTACATCGAGATTAAGGGAATTCAACCAACATGGGCAACTAATCCCCTAACCACGATTTATGGGGGATATCTCTACATTGAATAAGGAGGTCTAAAATGGCTGTAAGATCATTTGAGGTTATTAGAACCCCCTGGGATGCCTCGGGGATGATTCTTGTCAAATGGGAAGGACTGACGAAGGCGACTGACGATACGGGTGAGCCTTTTATCTGTCCTCATTTTGCAGACAAATCGGTTCAGCTCATCGGAACATTGGGAGCAGCGGGAGCGTGTACGATTGAAGGTAGCAACATGAAGGATTCTCCCACATATGCGACCCTGAGTGATCCACAGGGAAACACTCTTGTTCTAACGAGCCTGAAGATCGAACAGGTTTTGGAAAACGTTTATCTCGTCAGACCATCGATAACGGCTGGGGATGGAACGACCGATTTAGACGTTTATTTGCTGGTTCATACCTCAAGATAGGAGAAGAGAAAGAGGGAAAACACTTGGTCGATATCAAGAAGGAAATGGAATCGATCAAAGGCAAATTATAAAAAGGAGGATTTATGAAAAAGATTCTACTCATCGTTTTGGCAATGGCGTTTATGGCAAGTCCTGTATTTGCTTCTCCATTTCTTGTGTGTGATCCACAGACAGGGGTGACGAGTTATCAACTAACTGGGCCAAGTTGGGTTCCAACTGCTCCAGTTCCAGGCCAGGCAGATGGGTCAATTAAATTAGATGTGGCAACTGCAAGCGTGGGAGCGAATTCACTTACCGTTAAGGCCTGTATAACAGATCCACTTTGGGGGGTGGTATGCAGCGATGCCGTCCCTTTCGTCTTTACAAGGCCCGCTTCCCCTGCAAAACCTATTGGTATTGGATTAATAAAGTAAGTTGGTAGTATTGAAAAGATGGGACAACAAGTCTCGACGTTTATATGGTCATAAAGTAAAAAGGAGGATTTTATGAGAACAGAATATCGAATTATTGCAACGATGACTTTTGACAATACCGCAGATAGGAACACCTGGTATGATGCTATTAGGGTGGCTGTTATCAATGCCAAGCCAACCAAACCAGTATATCGTCAGGCGCACATGACTAAAGACGAATACAATGTACCCGAACCTTTGACGGAGGCGATTTAATTGGCATTAACGTATTTTGGATTGTGTAATAGTGATGGGACAACCATTGGCAATTACTGGGATTATGGTTGGGGTGTATCCACCTGGAAAAGTGTTTTTAGGGGGGGTGGTGGTACCCCTCCCCCTTTCTCAATCCCAGGTTCTGGAACGCAGGTCATAAAAGACCTTTGCGTGTATTCTAAAAGTTATGGTGGGACTCCAGCAAATTTAAGGGTTGCCCTTTATAAACACCCAGATAATAGTAAAATTTGTGAAGGTTCTGCTCAAATATTAATTAATAATATTACCGCTCGATGGTGGGGTCATGGGCCAGGTTTAGATAATGCCCTTAATCCATCTGCTCCAGAAGTTACTGCTGGTGATTTGGTGGATTTGGCTTTTAGTCAAGATGGAGACGACATAATGTTGTATGGGGTTGACGGTGGCGTGCCTGAATACTTTAATGTAGATTGGACCGATTACACAGAAGGATTTCCAGCGACTTATGCTGATCCTACTGATCAACGTCAATATGGCTGGAATATAAGATGTGGTGTTGAAGCAGCGGCAGGAGGTCTTTCAATCCCTGTGGCAATGGATCATTATAGACAAAGGAGAAATTAAATGAGGGAATTAAGAAATAATACAGCGACAAGAATAACAGTTGGGCCATTTTTGGATAAGACAGATGGCATAACCCCAGAGATAGACCTAACTGTTACATCCGAACTACTTACATTCGTTGTTGACAACGCTGGAGTTCCTACCCTCGTTGTAGATGTTGCCCCAACTGCTTCTGGTGGAGCAAACGATATGGTTCATATAACCAGTGATGCAGCGGGATATTATGACCTGGAACTCGCCGCCGCCAACGTGAATTACCTCGGAAGGGCAGTGCTTTCCCTCAATGATGTTGCTACCCACCTTCCAGTATTCCATGAGTTTATGATAATTACTCAGGCCGAATATGATAGGAAATATAGCACAGGGGCAAGCGTTGCCGATGTCAAAACCGTGGTAGATGATCTTCACACCGATGTTGGAACTGCAATCACCAACATTGGAGATGTCCACGCTACCGACTTGCCAGCCGCTAAGACCGTGATAGATGCCATCAAAACGGTTGTAGATAATATCCATGACACAGATTTACCAGATGTCCATACCGATTTGGGTACGGCCATTGGATATATTGATTTAGAAATAGCAGACATTCACACAGACGTTGGAACAGCGATTACTAATATCGGAGATGTTCATGCCACAGATTTGCCAGCAGCAAAAACAGTGGTGGATGCGATTAAGGTACAGACAGATAAATTGGCTTTTACCATTGCCAACCAAATTGATGCCAATGTGATCGATTGGAAAGGTGCGGCAGCACCGGCAATGACTGGGGATGCATATGCTGAGGCGGTACTTGTTCACGCCCACGTTGCGGACTGTGCTACGGCAACCGTATTGGGGAATGTACATACGGATGTAGATAATATTTTGGCAGATACCAATGAATTGCAAGTAGATGACTATCCTACTTCTATTGCAGCCATAAAAGCCGAAACTGCATTAATAGTAGCCGATACCAATGAACTTCAGACCGATGATTATCCAACATCCATCGCTGCGGTTAAGGCAGATACGGCAGCCATATTAACAGATACCGGAACAACTCTGGATACACTTATTCAGGATATTCCAACAGTTGCTGAGTTTAATGCCCGTACATTGGTAGCAGCAGATTATACTGTGGTTACAGATACAATTGCTGCCGTGACTGCTGCTACTGTAACTGCTATTGGAGCAAATGTAATTACAGCTGCTTCAATTGCCGCCGATGCTGGAACAGAGATAGCGGCTGCGGTTTGGGCAAAGACTGGGGCAGTAACTTCGATTGCAACAGAACTCCTTCTTGAACGCCTCTACGAGATGGTTAACAACAAGATGATCGTCACCGAAGCGACCGGAGCAGTTGCACTCCGTAATATTGCAGATAGTGCCAACGTTGCTACTGGGGTGGTTGCCGATTTAGGGGCCACAACCCAAAGAGATGGTCTTACTTGGGTATAAGGAGGATTTATGGATTTTAAAAAACTTCATGAAAAGTATAAAGACGATGCTTCACCATCTGTCGAATTACAGATAAGATGGTTACAAAGAATTGGATTTCAACCTCATCAGGTAGATCAGGCTTTGATTACTGTCTATACTGAAATTGAGCAAGAGAAGAAAACCTTTAAAAATGGGGGTGAACTCAATCTTTACCTAAAGGATGTGGCTGCCAAAATCAGAACCGAAGAAATAGGGGTTTATATTAATAACCTTGAAAAGTTTGAGGCCAAAATGCGGAAGAAATTTCAGGCCGAATTACCGTGGTGGAAGAGGATTTTGGGGATTAAGAAATGAACTACCTTCCATTTTGTGGATATTGGTTTTACGGCGGGGCAAACGTAGAACAAACAGCTTCTTTCTTCTGTTCCTGGGGTCTTCTTGCCGTTGCCCCAATTATAGGTGGAGCAGCGATAGCGGTTTTCATGGCTTTTTACAGGAGGCTTAGGGGATGAATTATCTGCCATTTGCCGGAGGTTGGTTTTATGGAGCGGGTCTCATAAGCGGTGAACAAATGGCAGCCCATTATTGTTCTTGGGGATTATTGGATTCCGCCCCCATTATAACAGAATCCCATATTTTTGATTATCTATTTTTTAGAAGGAGAAGAAGAAAGTAGAATAAAATTCTTTAAATAAAAAAATCCTTCGTTCGCGACGAAGGTATCCCAAAAAGAAAAAGAAAGCCGATTCCGTGCGCACGGCACAGGGTCGGCTTTTCTTTTTGGGTAAAAGGAGATTCAAATGCCAGCAGATTTTGAAAAATGCCAAAGGAACGGAGGAAGAATTCGGACAGTTTCGGGTCCCTCAAAACATCATGGTTTGGGACCAGACGAATATCTCCACTATTGCTATCTCGAAGGTGAATCCTTTCGGGGAGAAGTGAAGAAGAAAGAAAAACAAACTGAAGAGAAAAAGGGCGAATAACTCATTTTCATAAAGACCGCTCTTCTTTCTTGGATTACGGGTGATTCGATTTTGGAGGCCACCGCTCCATTAAATCTCAAGGAAGAAACGGTAATCTCAACAAGGAGGTAATTTTTATGGCAGATCTTGACTTAACGGGCGACAAGATTCAACCCGCCGCCGGGAAAGAAGGAGATCAAAAAATGGTTCCTCTGGCTGCCCTTGAAGATGAAAGAGGCAAGAGGCAAGCCGCAGAGGAAAGGGTAAGGACAGTGGAAGAACAGAATGCTCTTTATAGGGCGAATGTTCCGGGTCCTGATGTTCGACGCGAATCTGAACCAGCGAAAGAGAAGGATTTGTTTGAGGGTATGGACGAAGGTGATGTTATGACCGTTGGGGAATTCAAACGCATCATGGGCAAAGAGAGGGAAAACTTCAATAAGGAAAAAGAGAATTTTAGCCAAAGTATTGGAGGTTTCATTTCGGAAGTCCAGATGATGATTGGGAATCCCGACTATAAAGAGGTCATTTCGAAAAACCTTCCGAACGTCCTGAAAACGAAACCTCATTTGGCTGCGGCTATCAAAAGTAGTCAAAACCCCTATCTCTTAGCCTACGAGTTGGGCAAGCTCGACCCCGAATATGGAAGGGGCAAAGGTGCAGGGGAATTGGATAAAAATGCCCGGAAAATTATCGATAATCTCGAAAAACCTCAACTCGGAGGCGCGAAGGGTGGAGGCGGTTTAGACCAAGTAAGTGCTTATTCGAATCTCACCGATGAGCAATTGGAAGAAAGAATTGCTGTGGTGAAAAACAAATAACGATCTAAACGGAGGTAACAAAAATGGCTGATAACCTCACGACTACAACCCAGGTTGATCCTGCGGTGGCGATTTTTTACGACAGGATTCTTTTAAAAAGAGGGCTACCCTTTCTGGTTCATAACAGGTTCGCCCAGACAAGAAGTCTGGCAAGCAAGAGTGGCAATACCATGAAGTTCCGAAGATACTCGGCTCTTGCCGTTGCCAAAACCCCGTTGGCTGAAGGTGTGACCCCGCCCGGACAACAGCTTTCCAAGACCGATTTGACGGCACAGCTCAGCCAGTATGGGGATTTCGTTCACATCACAGACGTTGTTGATCTTACGGTTGAGGATAAAGTTCTCACGGAGGCAAATGAGCTTCTGGGAGAGCAATTCGGAGAGACAATCGATGAGTTGACCCGGGATATCCTCGATGCTTGCGCGTCAGCAACAAATGCAAGCAAGGGAAGCAACGGTCAGACACCTACGGAAATCACCAAGGCAGATATTCAGGCCGTTGTGAAAACGCTTTTGAACAACAAAGCCAAGATGATTACGAGGGTTATTTCCGCTTCAACGGGTGTCGGGACCGTTCCCGTGAGACCTTCCTACTGGGGCATTCTTCATACCGAGTGCATTGACGATCTCGAAGCAGTCAGTGGATTCATTGGCGTTGAGAAATATCCCAATCAGAAAGATGTTCAGGATCATGAATGGGGATCTACGGGAAACGTCCGATGGGTGATTAGTCAAAAGGCAATGAAAACTACTGAGTCGCCTGTCCAATACCATAACTTCATCGTTGGGCAGGATGCCTATGGCGCCATTGATCTCAAAGGTGGGACGGTGAAAAGCATCGTCAAGGCTTTCGGAAGCGGAGGTACTTCAGACCCATTGAACCAGAGGTCAACCTCGGGCTGGAAGACCTTCTACGTTTGCCGGATTCTCAATGACAATTTCATGCACAACCTTGAAATTACGCATACGGCATAAACTTTAGCCTGGCCCCGGTTAAATCCGGGGCCAGCTTGAACTTTGAATAAAAGCAAGGAGGTAAAAATACCATGAGGTATCCACAGATTAAATTTGGAAATTTTACATCTGCGGCCACGGCTGCGGACGTGACAGTCGATCTTGGGTTTGTGCCGGATTATGTGAAGTATATCAACGTAACCGGTGCAGCCTTCTATGAACTTTTCGCCCTTGAAGGTACAGGCAAAGGTCAAAAGTCTCATGCAGCGAGTACGTATCACAATTTTCTTTCGAGTGGCGGCATTGAACTGGTTGATACAGTAACGATTCAGACAACTAACCCTGTAAAAAAAACAAAGGTTCAGGGATTCAAAATTGTTGCTGCTATTCAGACCAACAATGGCGCGAATTACTGGATGGCGATTCGGGAGAGTTAAACCAAAGGCCCCGGTTAAATCCGGGGCCTAATTTTCTATCAGGAGGTTCTTTATGGCTGAAAAAATGGACAAGCTAAAAGTCTCTTTTCGTCTTGGCGAAAATGAAGGCAATCCCGCCGAATTCACTTTTCAGGGGAAAGGCTATGTCCTTTACAATGGGACAGAAATTTCACTTCCTGTCGATGTAATCGATCATCTGAATAGTCTAAAATACCCCGAATATAAACTGGAACCTGATGAAAAAACAGGTCAGATGGTCTCCAAACTCGTCGGTTACAAGCACCGTTTTTTTGTTATACCGGTCGATATACGCAAAATCGCCGAGAGACAAGCAATATCCGAGGAAAAGAGAAAAAATGCCACATAAAGATGCGGAAACTCGGAGGAAGTAAGGTAAGATTATTTTGGCCAATCGTAAAAGTAAACACAGGTCTTTAGGTTTTGGCTTTTTAAATCAACCAATGGAAGGCTATGTGGCCCATCATGTTGATCGTGAGCATGTGGTTTTCATTCCAGAGGAAATTCACAAAAGCATTAAACATAATATTTGGACAGGTCAAAATATGGAAATTATCAATGACTTGGCGATTAAATTTTTAACCAATTCTTTAAAAGGAGGTTAAAAAATGGGAAAACAGGCGATTAATACCATTACTGTTCAAGATCCTGAAATGCTCAGGAGACTTTTGGAAGCATTTGATACGGAAGTAGATGCCTTACGAACACTTATCAATGATATCAGAGGCAAACTCCTTGGTAATTATCTTTTTAGTAAGCCGACACTTGCGATTGGCTCAACTAATACGGCTGTTTCGAGTATTGCCTTCGATTATCTCATTGCGGGCATCAAATATGCCAAGGCTGCTGTCGCTGCTGGAACAGCTCCTGGAAATGATGTTGTCCCTCAAAGTACGTATGGAGCCGTTGCTTTCGATATCGGCGCAGATGGAACGATTGACGCGATTGAAGCCACCAACAATGCAACGGGATATGCGAGCGCTGCTCTTGCGGTTGCTGGACTACCTGCCGTTGCTTCAGGCCACGTCCGAATGGGATATGTCACGGCCATAAAGAGTGATGGGGCATTCACTTTCGGAACAACTGCCCTTAACGCAGCCAATACAACCGTAGCCTATACCGATCAGACACCTGGCTTGGCTCAAATAGGATCGGCGGTTTCAGAGCAAGTTGAGAAAGGAAGATAAATCCTTTTGGGAGGGCTAAATGGATTGGACTCTCGAAAAAATCAGGGCGAAAGTCCGTAAACTCACGGGGCGGCCCGACGAAGAGGCGATAAGCAATACCGATCTTGACAATTTCATAAATCATTACTACCAGAATGTCTTTCCTCTTGAGGTCTTGTCACCTGAGCTTTTTGAATGGTTCACGCAAAACACTTCGGCTACCCTGGACTCTTGGGTGGTAGACGAAAAATATCTAACCTTCAGGGATCCATTCACAATCGCTGGTTATCCGATATCTTTTTATCTCAACGCCAAAGATTTCTATGAGTTATTCCCTGAGACGCAGACCTATACCAAAGCACAGCCAACCGATGTCCTATTCTTCAATCAGACCTTGCTTTTCAGACCTCCGCCGGATGCCATTTACCAGTTTAAAGCACAAACCGTTTTAAGGCCTGATGCTCTCACCCTAACAACCCATAAGCCCCCAAATCAACTTTGGGGGCCGATCGTCGCTTATGCCTCTGCGATAGATATCAAAGAGGAGAATGGTGAGGATATTGAAAACCTCACTCCTCTTTATGATTTTTATTTAGCAAGAATCGTAAGGCAAAACCTTGTCAATTTATCAACTCAGAGGTCTATACCTCGTTTTTAAGGAGAAAATAAAAGATGGCTAATTTCGATAAATTAATTCCGCCTGCTGGAAGAAAAGCAAGATTTATTGATGATGATATTCGGCAGAATAACGATGCCTTGGAAGATGCACTTGTTAGATCGGGTATGAAATTTCCGACTGGATATGGAACGGATGCAGGCGAATTTTTGGTTCCCATTTTTCAAAAACAAACTGGCGATCCAGCCTCTCCCGCAGCCGATAAATTAAAACTTTATGTGAAAACAGTTGGAGCACAACCAAGACTTTACATCAAAGACCCTGGGGGAAACGTTAAACCCTTAGCCATTCCGGGTGAGGATACTTTCCCTTCTGGAACTAAAATGCTTTTCTACCAAGATACTGCTCCGGCTGGTTGGACAATTCAGAATACCCTTGATGATAAACTTGCCTTTGTTACCAAGGGCAGTGCTGCTGGAGGACAGACTGGAGGTGGAGTCCATAGCAGTGGAAGTTGGACAATAAGCGGTGCTTCTCAGGCGGGGCATACCCATACTGGTCCAAGTCATACTCATACAGGTCCGAGTCATACTCACACTGTCCCAAGAAACGGATGGGGAGAAGTGGCAGGAGGTGTATCGGGAAGATTAGTTACAGATAGTGTAAGTGGACCTCCAAATCAAGCATCAGCTGATAATACTTCAGGGGCAAGTGGGACTGGAGCAACGGGGGCAGGTGGAACAGATGAGACATCAATTGCTACTCCGAGTATAACCTTTGATGGGACTTGGCGACCAGCAGCATATTGCTTCATAGTTTGTGCAAAGGATTAACTATGAAAGGAAAATGTCCATTTGGGAATCGGAAGTGTGAAGAGTGTGTCCTTTATCGAAAAGGGTTAAGGTATTTTGATGATAATAAGAAGCCTGAACCCTTTGAAGAATGTGCCATTAACATAGGTGTGGATTGTCTTGAGAATCTTGTTGGTAGAAGCATTGGAAATCAAAAGGCAACAGAACAGACAAGAAATGAGATGACCAAATTGAACGAATTACTTTATGGAATGGCAAAGGTTAAATTGTTGGAGAAACAATAATGTATGAGGGATTCCCAATTTATGATTTCAAATCAGGATTAATTCTTAATAAGCAACCTTGGCTTATTCCAACAGACGCCTTTAAAAACATAAAAAATGCCTTTATTTATCAAGGTGTCCTTCAAAAGAGAAAAGGATATACGGAATGGGGAAGGTTTGTTCATTTCGTAAATAATGAATCCATGGGGACAACCGTTGATCTGCAACTTACCTATTCTGGTACGGTTGCCCATTATCCAATTAGACCCGGAAATTTTATTGTCCAAGATACCGTCAATGAATTGCCATTTACAGATAATGGTAATGGGACACTTACAAGGGCAAGTGATTCAGGAACAATAAATTATACGACGGGGGCTTGGTCTATTACTTATGGCTCAAACCCAGGTGCAGGTAAGTCAATTTGGGTAGACTATAATTATTTCCCTAATCTCCCGATCATGGGTATTCATACCTATTATCAAGATGTTGGAACAAGCCAATTCCTCGTTTTCAATACAAAAAGGGTTAATAAATATGTTTCGGGAAAATTGGAGGATTTAACGGGGACCGATATTTTCACGGGATCAGATAGCGATTTCTTTTGGTTTGAAAATTGGAAAGACAGATTGTTCATCACAAATAATGTTGATCGAGTAAAGGTCTATGATGGAACGGATCTTACCGATTTGAATATTGATACTAATGGGGACACCAACAATGACGTAAACAGTTGTCTTTTAATTCTCGCTTATAAGGGGCATCTCGTTTTGTTAAGAACCAAAGAGGCAGATCCCTCTATTCATTGCCCTCATCGGGCCAGATGGTCAGTTTCAAATTCTTATTCGAATTGGAAAGAAAGTCAAGGCGGAGGTTTCGTTGATTGTCCAAGCATTGACTGGATTATGGGAGCAGATTTTATAGGCGATGATCTCATTACCGGTATGGAGCGTTCTATCTGGGCATTAAAATATATTGGAGATCCCAATCTTCCTTTCAAATGGGAAAACATCAAAGGTACTGAAGGCTGTTACGCCACTTTTTCAATATGTGCTTTTAGTGATGAACTTATTATGTTGGCGGCTACAAGAATGATTGCCACCGACGGCATCGATATCAATGGTGTCGATGATAAAATTCCCGATTTCGCCCTCAATTTTAACCAGGAAGGTTTCAAATATTGTTACGGGACGGTTTTGGAGGAGACGAGAAGCCTATGGCTTACTTACCCTTCGCCGGGTGCAAGCCATCCAGATAAAATTTTGATTATGAACTATGAAGAAGCAACTTTTTCTGACTTTGCAATGAGTCTTCATTGTTTGGGATATTACCAAGAGGCAGAGGATTTAATCCTTGATGATATCGACATAGATATTGATACCTTGGAGTACAGTTTCGACGACAAAGAACTTCAGGCCGGATATCCTCTTACTCTGGGGGGTTCTTATGATGGGTATTTATACAAATTGAACGATCGAGGAAACGACAAGGGCCAGGCGATTGAGTTTGAGGTCGAAAGCGGAAAGTGGAATCCCTATCTCAAAAACGGCAATAAGGCCAGATTGGGTTTTATAGATTTTTTCGTTGATCGAGATCCGAATATTTCATTCGATGTAGATTTTTATTTGGATGAATCAATAAGTCCATACCAAACAAAAACGATTCTTTGTGACGGACAGGGAGAAAAGGTCTGGAAGCGGGTTTATTCGGGTGCGATTGGCACTTCTCATAAGATAAGAATTCACCATAACGAAGTGGATATGACTTTAAAAATTCATTGCATAACACCTTATTTCAAAGCTGAGGGTAGCCTGATATGAGATTAAGCGAAACAGAACGGTTTCCTCTCGACGAAGAGAAAATAAAGAGCAGGGATCCAGAGCAACGGTATTATTATTTTAAGACGCTCATCAAAAAATTGAATGATATTTACAGCAAGATAGCAAATGCTGTGAATCAGAATGAAAAGCTGAGATATATTTCTCAAAATTCAAAACCTACTCCGAACAAAGGCGAATTACTTGTTTGGAAAGATACCGATGCGGGTACAGGACAATCAACCCATTATTTACTTTACAACGATTCGGGAACAGTTATTTCTTGGGATTCGGTGGAAAAGGCGTGATTTTATTTATCTCAAACTCAGGGGAATCTTTACCCATTGCCTACAGGCTAAAAAAAGAAGGTTTGGATTGCCAGGTCTATATTCATTCTCCCGATTGCAGACGTGACTACGATGGAATTCTCGAAAAGGTTTCAATAGGGGAACTGAGGAAAAAGGCATTCAAGGCTGAAATGGTGATTTTCGACATTACCAGACCGAATCGGAAGGAAAAGCAGGATATCGCCGTTCTAAAAATGTTCGGGGTCAAAACAGGTAGCGACTACGTTTTTGGCCCTATTGCCGATAAATTAAAGAAGCACGTCAAGGTTATGGGAGCTTCGACCTTTACAGAAGAAATTGAGATGGACCGAAAAAAAGGTTCTGATCTTGCCAAAAAAATAGGGCTTTCGATCCCGGAGGCTCATGAATTCAAAAACCTTGAAGAAGGGAAAGCGTTTTTGAAGGGCAAACATGACCTCTGGGTTCTGAAGCCCTTTGGCAATCAGGCCATTGATCTAACCTACGTCGAAAAGTATCCCGGGGAGGTCTTCGCCAAAATGCAAGGGGAACTTCCCTCAAGACTCGATTCAGATAAATTTGAGTATATTCTGCAGAAAGTTATTGATGGCGTTGAAATAGATACTGAAGGCTGGTTTGACGGGAAGGATTTTGTTCATTTTAATCACACGGTAGAGGAAAAAAGGTTGATGAATAACAATCTGGGACCCGCGATCGGAAGTCAGAATAATACTGTCTGGGTAAAAAAACAGAGCGATTTTCTTCTGAACGAAATCAAAAAAATAGTTCCATTTCTGAAAGAGGCCAATTACATAGGACCGGTTGATTTCAACTGCATTGTTTCGGAAGAGGATCACAAACCCTGTTTTTTGGAGTTTACACCGAGATTCGGGTATGACGCTCTTTTCTGTCTGTTGAGTCTTGTGAAGGGACCTTTGAAGAATTTCTTTTTGAAGGACTTTAAGGTTGATTTTCAGAATGGGTATGCGAGTTCTTCGAGGATATCGATCCCGCCGTATCCTTATTTGGGGAAAGAGCTTCTTGAGGATTTCGCAAAGGACGTTCCGATAGAAGGTAAGATTGACGATTTCCCTTATTTCTGGATGGAGGATGTCTATGGGAATGGCAGGGACCTTGCCTGTGCCGGAAGCGATGGCGTTTTGGGTGTTATTACTGGCAGGGGCGAAAGTCTTGGAGAGGCCTGGGGTAGAGTTTATCAAAATATAAAAAGATTAAAAATCGGAAGCTATATGCAATATCGAACTGATGGCCCTCGAAAGGCAGAAAGAGTACTTCAGGCATTATCTGAATGGGGGATACAGGTGAACTAAATGGGAGGAAAAGGGTCGGGCCGCAAACCAAAGATGAAACCTGTGCCAGAGGTAGCCCCAGAAATGCAAATAACGCATTCTCTCAAGACTTTAGAGCCTACTGCCCCATCGGTAAAGGATAAGATCGAAAGTCTCAAATTCATCAGAATTTACGACCTGAAGTTGATTCCCAAATATCTCTTTGAACAGGTGAAGCCTCAGAATTTTGATTTGAATGAGGTCTATGCTATGGCTCCCAATTTCGAAACCAGCCCCTTAATGTTGCTTTATGCTCTTGCTGACGAAGAGCACAAAATCAAAGGATTTTTGTGGGGATACATCAATAGTATTCTGAAAACGATTGATGTTGATCTTTTAACTGTGGATAAAGAATATCAGGATAACGGACAAATTATGTTAGAGGTAAAGAAACTTCTCTCTCCCATCAAAGAAAAAATAGGGTACAGGGCATTTCGCATCATTACACAAAGACCAAGAGCTTTAAGCCGTTTCGGTTTTAAAAAAACTGGCGAAATAATAATGGAATTGGAGGATTAAAAAAAATGTCAAGTGGACAAAAGCAAAAATTAGGAATTAAGCAACCAGCGCTCATGACCGGTGGTCAGCAGGATCTTCTTGGTAAACTTACGGGTTTGCTTACGGGTGAAATAGGGGCTGGCGTTCAGGCTTATCCAGGACAAATAACCCCTGGGCCTTCGGGAATTCAAAGTCAGGCATTTGGGAGCATTTCAGACATTCTAGGTGGCACAGGACTTGCGGGTGCAACTTCAGAAATGGGCATGACTGCTCTCAATAAGATTTTGGAGGGCTATGATCCTACCCTTGCCATGCAGTCCTGGGAAAAAGGTGTTAAAGAGCCCGCAATGAGAACGTGGACAGAGGAAATGATTCCTCAGATTCTTGAAAGTTATGGAGGGCGAAATGCCTTGAGCAGTAGCGGATTACAGAAAACATTGGCAAAATCAGGGACAAACTTAGCCAGCGACATAAGCGGTCAACTTATGCAGACGCTTTTAGCAGAAAAGGGACAAACGACCCAAGCGCAACTTCAGGGGATCCCTCTGACGCAAATGCCTTTACAGACCGCCATGACAGCTCTTGGGGCGGGGATAACCCAGAGAGGAATTGAGGCAGAACAATTGGCTGAACCCTATCAGAAATGGCAGACTGAACAGCCTTATGCTAACCCATGGCTTCAACAGGTTCAACCTACTTTGGAACAAAAAGCATTTGAAAATATTGCCTATCCAAAAGAGACAATGGGAGGAGGAGTTTCATGTTGCTTCATATTTATTGAAGGAGAACGTTTTACCGATGCTGTTAGGCAATTCAGAGATGCTCATTTCGGACCAAATTCTTACGTCAGCAAGGGTTATAAATTAATGGCTAAATGGCTTGTGCCCTGGATGAAAAAATCTAAGATTGTGAAAAAGATGGTTCAAAGAGTAATGTTAGACCCACTTTTAAGGGTTGCTATATGGACAGAAAAGAAATCTAAAACAGGATGCTTTTATATTCCGGTTGGTTTGTTCTGGTGTTTTGTTTGGGGTCATTCGGCCAGGTTAAGGCTATGTTTGAAGTAAGCTGCATAATTCCCGTTAAGATTGGGGATGATCCGAAATCCTTATTGGATTCTATCAGAAAGGCCACAAGATCATTAAACGGGCAGATTCAAACAATGATCGTTTTCAATACACCTTGTTTCGGAAGGGTGCAAGCAAAGAACTTTGGAGCTTCTCAGACTCATGCCAAAATCTTAGTTTTTGTTGATGCGGATTGTCAGGTAAATGAATCTTTTTTTGAGGAAGTTATTGAAAAGTCTGAAAATCCCTATTTTGTTGGAGGGGGAGTCAAACATATCGAATTAACCAGATATTCTCCAGGTATTATTGCAGGATTGATTCCGCTCGGATTTTACTTGCTTTTTAAACAGATAACGCTTGGAGCCTTTTGGGTTAGAAGATCGGCGTTTGATTGCATAGGAGGTTTTCAGGAAACGAAATGGGATGATATAGATTTCGCTTTACGTTTAAAAAAATACGCAAAAATCCACAACCGGAAATTTGAGAGTTTAAAAAGGTCGACTTTACTCTGGAGTACCCGAAAGTTTGACGAATATGGAGATTGGCATTGGCTGAAAGGTTACAAAAGTTGAATTTTCCAAACGACCATTTTTGGCATAATACGACTATAGAGTGGATTTATTTCTGGGGTCGTCTTGATAATGGAAAATTTTTCCATTTCGCTGAATTTTTGCACAAGTTTGGAAAATATCGAGCGAATTTCCGGCATTGGTCGTATGACGGAGAATTTGGGGAGGAAATTGACGATCATTGGGGAGATAGGGTTTCGTCGACTGGTTTTACAATCAAGGGTTTTTCTTTTAATAGCCCTCGGTTGGGATTGACTTTTCAGCCGAAATGTAAACCCGTTATACACAATACAATTTTAAATAAGGGATATTATTCTATTCCCTATCTCGAAGGTGAGGGTTATTTATATCCTGCTGAAAAAGTTAAAGCCCGGGCCTGGTTCGACCATGAATGGAATGATACGATCGAAGGTTTGGATTGGGAATGGGTAGGATTAAATCTCGACTGCGGTATGAATATTATGGCTCACAGGGCCGCCGATTTTAAGATTTGCGATATAACCCTCAACGGAACGACTTTTGAATCGGATTTTATTTTAGACGGAAGACACTTCTTCCTGCATGCGACGGGAATGTATTTGATCTTAAACCCATTGGGAGATGAGAAAATATTCGATCCTAAATTGGGGGTTAAATATTCCGAGCAACCTTTTGAAGTTATTTCAAAGGGTGGAGTTATCGGCTACGGGATGAGGGAAAGAACTTATAAAAACAAGGAGATTTAAGATGGCCAAATGGATTGATATGCCTCAAATTCAGGGACAAGATGGAAAACAGGGTCAAGGTACTCTTTTTAAATTGCTTGATATGATGGACAAAGACCAAAAGATGGGAAAACCTGGTGGGGGCGGACTTTTTGGAAGCCTTGGGAATCAACAATCCGGGGGAATACTTGGATTCATACTTAGTTTATTTTCACGTTAGGAGGCTAATATGGCTACAGTTGTAGGAATGCCGAGTTTGCACGGTGGTGGAACAATCAACCTTATGGATATTCTCAATTCTGTTCTTGGTTTTAGTGAACAAATAAAAAAGAAGCAACAACTTACACAACTGGCTCAGGTATTGACACAAGAGATGGGTCCTCAAGTGATAGGAGGAACGGAACAAGGTGGAGTATATGAACCTCCGGGACCGGGTGGTATAACGGTACAAAGACCTACAACTTTACCTCCAGATATTTTCTCAAAAGTTATGAGTAATCCAAGGCTTTCCGCCGAAACGAAATTTGCTGCACTCAAACTATTAGAACAGTTTCAGCCTCAGAAGAAAGAATATTTAGAGGAAAAACCAGGGCATAGATATAGAGACATTAGAACAGGGCAAGTAATTGAAGGGCCGCCTGAAAAGACAGAAAAGGAAAAAAATTTAGAATTAGCTCAGAACACAATTGTGAATATTGACAAACAAATTGATGTCGTAAAAGGACATGTAAAATCTCAATTTATAGAAATGGATCTTGATGAAAAGGGTCTTGATAAATTCATCGGTACAATGCCTATGGTGAAAGAACTTCAAAAAAAGAAAAAAAGCATTCTAAAATATTTTGGTATGGAGACAGAAGAAAAAGTATCTGAAGCCAAACAAAAGTATGAAGATTGGCTTGATCTGTATCCTAATGCGACAGAAAAAGAAAAAGAAAAGGCTGCGAATACAATATTTTTGGGTAAAGAAATACAACCCAAAATTCCTCCTTCTGCTGGAAATGCAGTTGATTTAGCTATAAAAAGAAAATTTGGAACAGAATATTTAACTGATCCCCAAAAAGCAATCGAAGCTGATAAATGGTTAGCCACAGAAGATGGAAGGAAAGAGGTTCAAAAGGCAAGGGATGATTTAACTCCTCCGGCAATAGGGGTTATACAAACCGAAGGAGGAATAAAAACTATTGGAACAAGGGGAGAAGGAATGGGACAAATCAAAGAAACAGGGCAGGCCCCTCCCTTATCCGAAGATTTCAAAAAGGATTATACGGCAATAGGTCAGGCCAATGATTTGGTGTCTGAATTAAAAAACACATGGAACTCACTGGATATCGAAACCGGTATGTCAGGAAGACTAAAAGGAACAAAATTATATTTAGCTGCTAAAACAGGCCAAAATCCAGATGCAAAACTTTATCTGGATAATAGAGAAGCATTTTTAGGGAATCTTTCAAGATCCTTGGCCGCAGAAAGAGGAGTATTGACACAACAGGATATTGAGAGGATTGCGAAGGCCATTCCACGAATAGGAGCCAATTTTTTAAATAGCGATAGCAAAGAAGAGGCAGCTAAAAAATGGGCTTCCATTTTTTCACTTATTGAGAATGCAGAAAAGAGAATGGGTGAAAGAGCCAAGATGAGAACAGAGAAACCTTCTCCGATAAGAGGAGAGAAAACGCAAACCCAACCAGGAAGTAAATTTAAAATCCTAAAGGTGGAATAAGATGCCTAATTATACCGTACAAGATTCTACTACAGGAAAGAAAATAACTTTTGAATGGAATGATCCCAATCCTCCTACGGATGCCGATATGGAGGAAATATTTAGTCAAGCTAAAGAGGAAATCACTATCCAGGCAGCGAAAGAAGAACCCGGATTTGTTTCAAAGACATTATCCAATATCCCCGAAAGTGCCTATGAATATGGGAAGGCTATCATTACACCTCTTATGCATCCCATTCAAACCGTATCTGGGCTTGGGAATATGCTGAAAGGAATTGATGTAAAATTGAGAAGATTGGAAGGCCAAAAAATCAAATCAGAAGAGGAAGAATTTGAGCCTTATGCAGAGGCAGCCGGTCAATTTATCAAACAGCGATATGGAGGATGGGAAAACATCAAAAAAACGGTAAGTGAAGATCCAGTTGGATTTGTTTCAGATTTATCTGCTCTTTTTATGGGTGGAGGCTCAGCAATCTCTAAAATGGGACCGATCTCAAAGGCAGGGAAAATCATTTCCGAAACGGGAAAGGCAATTGAACCTTTATCCATCGCAGGGAAAACGGTTGAACAAATTTCCAAACCGATCAAATCTGTTGTAACAGGAATTCTTGGAACTACGACCGGTAGGGGAAAGGCCGTAATTGAAGAAGCCCTAAAAGGCACAGAAGAATTTAAACAAGCAATGAAAGGGAAAATATCAGGAGAGGAAATTGTTGAAACAGCTAAGGGTGGTATTCATGCAATTAAAGAACAGAGAGGCGAACATTATAGAGCAGAATTATCTAAAATTCAAAAAATGAAGAATCCTCCAAGAATGGATTTAAATCAACCGGTAAATAAATTCATGGAAACGGCTAAGGAATATGGGATTTCTCCAAAATTAAATGATGCTGGGGATATAATCGGCCTTGATTTTGAGAGATCAACAATTAGAAATAATCTTCCAGCAAAAAAGGATTTTGAAAATCTTTTTGATACGCTTCAAAATTCAATTAAAGACAAAGATTTCTATAGTTCTCCTATTGGATTTGATACTCTAAAAAGACAAATCGGCGATATGTATCATGAAACAAGTCAGGGAAGAGCGGCAGTTCAGAAAGTCAAAAACGAAGTATCAGGGCAACTCAGGCAAAAAGTTCATGGCTATGAGGGGATGACAAAGGATTACGAAAAAACATCGAGATTGATCAATGAAATCGAAAGAACTTTATCGCTCAAGGATAAAGGTTCAATTGACACTGCCCTTAGAAAATTGAATACGGCGATACGGGAAGATGATAATTTTAGGAGAGGTTTGATTCAGGAAATAGAGAAAAATACGGGCAAAGATATTACAGCTCTCGTAGCGGGTCATCTGATGGAACCCAAATGGTCAGGGACATTAAGAACATCGGCAATAGACATAGGCGCAATATTTGGTGCGATCTTCGCACATAATCCCATAGCACTTGCCCTTATTCCCGCCGCAAGTCCAAGGGCTGTTGGAACAACATTGACGTTACTTTCAAAGGGGGGGAGGGCGATGAAGAAAATCGAAGCTACAAAAGCTACATCACCACAGGCAAGACAAATCATGTATCAGACAGGTAGGAATATTTCATTGGAGGAATAAAAGAGGAATAATCGCAACTAAATAAAGCCATTCGATTCCTTTTTCACTTGGAGATATCCATTTCTCATCACCATAATGATGAGTAAAGAAAAGAAATAAAAGAATTATGATGCCAAGAGTTTTCATGAAAATAATATATTCCCATAAAATTCCTTTGTCAATAGGAGAATAAACTAAATTCTCATGAAAGATAATTTTTCGAGTTATTACAAAAAGTTAGACAAACAACAAAAAGAGGCAATGGATCATCCAGACGAATTAGGGGCTGGGGCAGCAAAGCGAAGAAAATTACCTCCCCAAAAAAGATTTCCCGTTGTCATTGCGGAATATCTTAGGGGAACGCTCAATTCTGGATCTGGTCATAAAGTTAAAAGTTTGGCACAGGCAAGAGCGATTGCAAGAAGTGAATCAAAAACAGTTGCAAAAGATAATAAGGAGCTACCATGAACTGGGAATCCGTTGGTTTTGGCGCAGGTGGCGGGATAGTAGTAACGATTCTCACGGCCCTTGGATGGAACCGAAGAATGAATAATCTTGAAGAGAAAAAACAAGATAGGAATGTCTGCGAAGCCCTGCATAAATCGATCGATAATCAATTAGGTGATCTCAAAAAAGGCCAGGATGCCATTTTCGACAAATTGGACAATATTAATGAATTTTTAAGAAATCACAAATGGGAAAGGGCATGATCTAATGGGTGATCTTACCGAAAATTTGTCTCGTAAAGAGTTCGCATGTAAATGCGGATGTGGGTATGATCGAATAAATCTTGGCATCGTTCACAGGGTTCAACTTGTAAGGGATATCGTGAGAATAGGAATCAAAATAAATTCTGCTTGTAGGTGTCAAAAACATAATACTGACGAAGGAGGGAAGCCGGAAAGCCTCCATCTCCCCCAACCAGACGGAACAACATGGGCAATTGACTTCGGTTTTTATGATGATGAAAACAGTTTGCTTGAAAAACTCTGCACTAAATTGATTGATAATTGGTCTGGAGGTTTCCATTTCTATCCTCAAAGAATTCTTCCAGATGGAATAGTTCAGCCTCCATTCTGCCATTGCGATATTGGTCGCAGGAGGCGGTGGTAATGGAATTCCTATCCATGGTTCTATTGTCCATGGTTCAATGTTCTGACAAAATAATCATTCTCGTTGCCATCATGTTTTTATTCTTGCTGGCAATAAAAAGGAGGTATTTAAATGACACTACATGATTATTGCGAATGGAATATTCGGAGCGATCGGGGCAGATACAGGATACCAATTTTTGAGCCCTACCGGATCTCCAATCTTTTCTCTACCAAGTAAAGAAGAGAAACCGGAAGAGAAACCAGAAGAAGTTAAACCGACAACCTAAAAAAAGGGCGGCCAAAGGGTCGCCCTTTCTCTTGTCCCAGATCATCGTGCCGATCTTAGGCCGGTTCATTCATCATCTTATCAATCTTTAGATCGGTAAGAAGGTTTGCTTCTTCAAGTTCTTCATAGGTGGGAACTTTCCCGGTTTCGGCATTTTTCAAAATCGCCAATTCAATGATCTTGTTGACAACACTAATGCCCAATGTAATTGCTAATTCTCTGACTACCATAATTTAACCTCCTTTCTTTTTTGTTTGTAAACCCCAAGAAATGAGAATATTTTCCATCTCCACAATCTTGGGATACAAACGGTTAAGGGCTCCGCCTACGGTGATTTTCCCCTGTGTGGTCTTCGACTCGCGGATCATTTCCCCAATCATCCCGTTAATGGTTTTGGCAAGAGGCAAGACTTGCCCCTTCCATATAGGATCTTTCTCGGGATGAAGTTTGACATAACCATATCCGACGTCGAGCCAAAAATTAAGTTGATCCTGGGCATCCTTCAGGGTAAGTCTGACCTTTTCCTCTTCTGATGCCGTTTTCCATGCAGAATTTAGAATCGGGGCGCAACCGACAACAAGGGAAAACACCATCGCCACAACTACCATCAACTTGACCTTTTTCATAAACTTACCTCCTTCGTTGGATTTGAACTACTTAACTCTATCTTGCACAAACCTTGTGTACTATACCAGGAAGACCTTGAAAATAGGGTATTGGGGAAAGGTTCGAATCCTTGCCCCGTAATCTATAATTATTGAAGAGTTTTCTAAAAATCCTTTGCACAAATCTTGCCACAATATTTTTTCATTTTCTTTCATTTATTCCCCTCATAATCGGCACAAGATTATCTTGAGCCTGGTCCGCATATCGTTCTTTGGTCATCTCGATCTTTGAGTGGCCTAAGAGTTGGCTGATGTCCTCTATGGGCATCCCTGCCTTTCTCCACCGGGATCCCGCTGAACTTCGGAGATCCCGGAGCGTCATCGGTCGGGTTGCGTATTTTTTGATAGCCTGTTTCATCGCCCTATTCCATCGGTTCTCTCTGATGTGGCGGGTATAGGGATGGCCGTTGACTGAAAAGACAAAGATTGAATCGGGTTGAGCAGGGCGACGTAACGGATACGCCCTGGAGTGCATAGGCCGTTCGGGTATCAGGTCTTTCCCCTGTGCCTCCGTTCCTTCTCCCACCATTTCGGTCATCAACCCGACTTCTGGGATAATCGGCAACACTCTTTCTCGGTTAGTCTTGGTTCGGGCCTTAATCTTCCCGTCGACATAGACGGATGAGATTATGATCTGCCTTGTCTCCCAATTGACCGCACTTCGAAGCAATCCGCTTGCCTCTTCTGGTCGAACCCCATAATAGCGGATGAATAAAAAGTATCCCCTGTCCTGCTCGTTTATGAATTCAAAGACTTCATCGAGTTCTTTTTCGGTGAACCATTTTATTCTTTTTTGTTGATAATTTATTGCGGGAAAGGTAGGAAAAAGGTTCAAGGTACTCTTGAAGTGGGTCAGAAATCCGTGTAGTATCCCCATAACATTCTTGATGGATTTCCCCTGTAGATTTTTTTCTTTTAACCATTTTTGGAATCCCTCCAATTGAACTTGGTCAATC